CGCTTAATTAAGTTAATAGAAAGGGGGAGTCTTAATTGGCTCTCCCTTTCTTACTTACTAAATCTAATTTTAGAAAAGGAAAATAAATGCCACAGGTAAATAGAATTACTCGCGGTGAAGCGGCAGTCGGCGCACTACAAATTGGCGACAACGATACTGTTTACGGTATTGAGTTCGGCACAGTAGCAATTGACCCTGCTAACCTCAACGCAACAACTCGCGGAGCAACAACTTTCACACTAACTGGTGCGGCTACAACTGACATCATTATTGTGAACCCACCATCAGACCTAAATGATGATTTGATTTTTGCTGGAGCGGCTGTTACATCAGCAGACACAGTAACCATCTACCTCTACAACCCAACAGCGGGTGCGATTAACCAAGCATCAGCAACATTCTCATACTGCTGGATTGACACAACAGCGTAAGATGAAAGCCACAATTCTAAAGGTAATGATTTCTGATGGAAAGACTCTTAACCCTGGCGACATCGTTGATGTTTCAGGATGGCGTCATACAAGAAATCTCGTCTCGGGTCGCTACATTAAGTTGATTGAAGAAGAGGCTCCAAAGGCTGTAAAGCCTGTAGCCATTCCAGTTGATGTTGTAACGCTTCCAGTTGATGAAGAAGTAAAGCCTAAAGAAACAAAGAAAAAGGCAAAAGAAGCCGAATAAGTAGGAGGGGACGATTCGCTACAATGAGTCGTCCCCTATCTTTCTCTAAGGAGTTTTAATGGCATTAGCACACGAAAGAGTCTCGGTTGGTACAACAGCCACACTACTTTCTTCACAATACGCAGGAAAAGATGGTCAGACCGTTTCTGTTCAAAACCCATCGACAACTGTGACTGTTTACATCGGTGGCGCTGGAGTGACTACAACAAGTTATGGCTATGCCCTTGAGACAAGTTCAGACATGTCTTACGGAGTGGTTGCATCAAGCACCTTGACCGTTAATATCCTGCGCCAAGGAGTTTAATCATGGCGTTGCCAACATCTCTTTCAACAGCCACAATTATTGGCACCTATGTTGATTTAATTGGCAACCCTGTTCGCGGGTCTTTGACTTTTGCTCCACAAACAATCTTAAAAGAAACAACCCAAAACATTATTATCATGCCAACTCACATTCTTAAAACTTTAGATGCGACTGGCTCATTTAGCATTACCTTGCCTGTCACAAGTGATACAGATGTGGCTCCACAACCTTTTATCTATGACATCACCGAGAACTTTTCAGGCGGGCGTGAGTTTCAAATCGCCCTTCCTCTATCAGTTGCAGGAACGACACAAAACCTCGCAGACCTGCTCCCAGCCGTCGATTCCGCCACCGCTGCCTCTTATGTCACTACTGACCAGTATCAGGCTCTATTGACCCGCTACACAACCGCAGAGGGCATCCGTGTGATTGTGGTAGATGCCGAGGATTACGAGGGCAACGCTCAGGTTTACGCTTCAGCCGCTACAGCCGCGGCTAATGAGTTGGCATCATTCACCGTCAAATCTCTTCTATTTATGGGGGTTTAAGATGGCTGAACCGTATGTACCGATAGCAGAATTAACATCCGCTAGTGCGCTTCTAACTCAATTAGAAGATGCGACAAATGGCGCTCAAACAAATGCAAACGCTCTTAATACCGCTCAAGCAACGGCGCTGACTTCAAAGAACACGGCTGAGTCGGCTCTTGCTCAAAAGTTTGAGATTCTCTTTTTGGTTGGTGCTTGATGGCGCTTGGACCAAATTTAACCACAGTTCAAATTACTGGAACTTATGTTGATTATGAAGGAAATGCCATTGCTGGACAGATTCGCTTCAGCGTTTCAGAGGTTTTGCGTAACGGAACAGATGACCAAATGGTTGCACCATCCGTTGTTGTTGTCCCTCTCGTAAATGGTTCTTTCTCTGTCACCTTGCCAGCAACTAATGACCCCGATGTAGTACCAAACCCTTTTACTTATACAGTCGAGGAGTCTTTTGCTGGAGGTCGCTCATACACAATTAGCATCCCCTATACCAGCGCTGGCTCTTTAGATTTAGCAGACATCAGCCCAAACCCAGTCATTGATACAACTTATGTTCAGTTGATTGACCAAATAACATTTAATGCGCTCGACGCCAACATTGATACTTTAGATAGTAATATCAATCAGACAACAGACAAAATTCTTGCATCGGGCAAGTATTGGTACATCCCATCTCAGTTCGCTACCTACACCGCCCTTGATACGGCTTTTGCTACCTACACCGCTCTTACCGCTGCTTCTTATGAATTAGACGGCACGGACATTGCTGACTTTACTTCTTCGGCTCAAGCCTTTGCCTCAACAGCATCGACAAGTGCCACCACAGCCCTAAATAACGCATCCGCTACAATAAACCCATTGCTTCTCATCGGAGGATAACGCATGGCAACAACCTATAAGGTGCTTGGGCAGTCCAAGCCATCGGCAACAACAGCGACAACGCTGTATACTTGCCCATCAGCAACTCAGACTGTTATTTCAAGTCTAGTTATTACAAATCAGGCAGGTACAAGTGGTACTTACCGTATCGCTATCCGCCCTAATGGAGCGACCCTCTCAGGCGAACACTACATCGCCTATGACGCACCACTTGCTGCAAACTCTTTTATCTCACTCACTCTTGGTTTAACTATTGATGCCTCTGATGTTGTAACTATTTACGCATCAAGTGCGGACATGTCCTTCAACGCCTTCGGAAGCGAGATTGCATAATGGCTATTATTACTAATGCTAAGGCTGGAGATGTCACAACTGATGGCACACAGACCCTTACAAACAAGACGCTAACTGCTCCAACAATTTCAGACCCAACCTTTACTGGCACAACCACAAACATCAATACAACAAACCTTGTCGTAGAAGATAAGAACATTGTTATTAACGATGTTACAAGTCCATCTGATGCAAACGCTGATGGTGGCGGTATCTCACTAAATGGTTCAACTACTAAGACTCTCAACTGGGTAGACGCAACAGATGCGTGGACTTCTTCAGAACACCTCAACCTTGCATCAGGTAAGTCTTACTATGTAAACGGAACTTTGCTTGCAAACACCGCAGAAACTCTTACAAATAAGATTATCGATGAGCCAGTTCTTATCTCTCCTGAAGAACGAACAACTGTCAGCGCTACTGCTGCTGGTTCAACAGTTCAGTTCGATATCAAGACTCAAGGTGTTTTGTACTACACATCAAACTCAACAGGTAACTGGACAATCAATGTTCGTGGCGACAGCGGAACGACATTGAACTCAATCATGACAACTGGAGATGCTCTTACAGTCGTGTTCTTAGCAACAAACGGCGCAACTCCTTACTATGGAAGTGCTTTAACAATTGATGGAAACGCAGTCACTCCTAAGTTCCAAAATGGTGTTGCTTTCTCTGCTGGTAATGCAAGCGCAATTGATATTTATACATACACAATCATCAAGACAGCATCCGCTACATTCACAGTTTTAGCAGGTCAAACTAAGTTCGCTTAATAGGAGTCTTTAATGTCACCAATTTTAGGTTCACGCGGAATCAGCCCTCGTTCGTATGGCTTTGCGGGGGCAGGTAAGCCAAACGCTCCAGTCAGCGTAGTTGCAACAAATACTGGTTCAGGTCGTGCCTACAACAACGGTGCTGCTTCTGTGGCTTTTTCTTCAGGTGGAGACAACGGCGCACCAATAACTTCTTTCACGGTGACTTCTAGCCCAGGCGGGTATACAGCAAGTGGAGCATCTTCTCCATTGACTGTTACAGGTCTACAATCTGCAACTTCTTATACATTTACTGTAACTGCAACTAATTCAGTTGGAACATCTGATGCCTCATCTGCTTCATCTGCAATTACTGCAACAACTGTTCCACAGGCTCCTACAATTGGAACAGCAACACAAACTGGCACAACAACTGCGACAGTTACCTTCACGGCTGGTGCAACAGGTGGAGCAACAGTTTCTACCTTTACCGCAACATCATCCCCTGGCTCAGTAACAGGGACATCTGCGACAAGCCCAATCACAGTATCAGGATTAACAGCATCTACTGCTTATACATTTACTGTTACCGCTACAAACGCAAACGGTACTTCTAGCGCCTCTAGTGCCTCAAATTCAATTACAACCGCAACACCTGTAAGTGCAACAGGTGGAACGAAAACAACGGTAGGTGCTTATACAGTTCATACATTTGAAAGTAATGGAAGTTTTGTACAGAGCGGTTCCAGCACAAACTTAGAAGTTTTACTTATTGCTGGTGGTGGAGCAGGTAGCGGTACAGGCAATGTTGGCTACGGCGCTGGAAGCGGTGGTATTCAAACAGGCGGTGGCGGCGGTGCTGGAGGTATGCGGACGCTTTCATTTAGTAATCCAACTGGTACTTTCGCTATTGTCGTTGGTGCTGGAGCGCCATCACATACAGACGCCGCTCCAAGCCGTCAAGCGGGAAGTGACTCTACTGCTTTTGGTTACACATCAACAGGTGGTGGATTCGGTGGAAGTCAGGCTTTAGGTACAGGTGGCTCTGCGGGTGGCTCGGGTGGAGGTTCATCTCCTGGAGGTGGAGGAGATGCTGGAGCAGGAAATACACCATCAACAAGTCCATCACAGGGTAATAACGGTGGAGCGCGTACAGGAAATCAATCTGCTGTCACTAACATGGGTTCTCAAGGCGGTGGTGGTAAAGGCGCTGTTGGAGGTTATGCAGTAGGAACAACTGGAGGACAAGGCGGTATTGGAGAACAAAACGCTTATCGTACTGGCTCCAATGTTTACTACGCTGGCGGTGGTTCAGGTGGAACTGGCTCGCCCGCTAATAACTGGTCTGAATCAGGAACCGCTGGACCTTCAGGTGGTGGCGGTGCAGGTGGTCCTGCGCGATATGGAAATCTTGAAAGCACAGCAGGAAGCGCTGGAAGTGCAAATACTGGCGGCGGTGGCGGCGGTGCTGGTTCTAACAGCAACCCAACAAACGCTCAGCGACCTCCATCATCAGGTGGCGCTGGCGGTTCAGGTATTGTTGTAATCCGTTATTTAACACCATGATTTACGATTTTATAGATAAGGAGTAAAAACAATGAGCCATTGGGCAGAAATTGATGAGAATAATGTTGTCGTTCGTGTTGTTGTTGGAGATAACAACGACCCAAATGGCGATGAAGGCTATCAATGGTTAATTGATAATCTAGGTGGTCGTTGGATTCAAACATCGTATAACTCTAATTTTAGAAATAAATTTGCTGGACCAGGGGATACTTACGATGAAACAAGAGATATTTTTGTACCCCAAAAACCTTTTAGCGCGTGGATATTTGATGCAGAACAAATAAAGTGGAATCCACCATTTTCTGCACCTGAAGTAGAAAACGAAAATGAATTTTACATTTGGGATGATGAAACAAATAACTGGATTTTGAGGGCAATCTAATGGCAGGTACAACAGCCAAGGGCTTACGATACCCAACCGCAGGTGATAATCCTGCCGTTCATACGGACATTCTCAACCTTGCAACAGATGTGGATACCGAGTTAAACGACTACTTGACTACCGCTACCGCTGCTTCTACTTACGCTTCAATAGCAACATCTGCTACTGATGACAGCGTTCGCACTATCAATTTCATGCTCGGTGGGATGTAATGACTTTTACCTACTCGGGAGACCCAACTACAAGCCTTCGTAACAGAGTGCGCTTTCTCATCAATGACACAGACACAAATGATGTTCTATTTTCTGATGAAGAGTTGGATTATCTAATTACTGAGTGGGGAACAAATGTTTATGAAATCTGTCGTGCAGCGTGTGAAACTCTAGTTTCGCGCTTTAGTCGTTTGGCAGATAGCACCTCAAAGAGCGTCGGAGACATCTCTGTTTCTGAGTCCTTTACTGCAAAGAGCAAGCAATACCAAGACCTTGCCAACTCATTCCTTGACCGTAAGATGCGTAAAGCGCCTCCATCAATGAAGGCTAACGCTAACAGTTTGCTTTCAACCAATGATAGAAGTGTTCAGGATTACAACACAGATTTTTATGCTGGTGTCCACGACAACCCAAACAACATCTACGACCAGCGCGTACCTGAGTAGGAGTAATTATGGCTGACGCTATTTACTCTAAAGTCGCGGAGTTCATGACTGATACGGTTGTTTTCACACCAAGGGCGTCAGTTGATAAATACAACAAACCCACCTTTGGCGCCTCCAATACAAATGTGACAGCAACAGGTCGTCTCATCTACGACACGATTAAGTCCAAAGATGTGCAGGGTGATGAAGTTGTAGATATTGGGCGATTTATTACAAACGGACCACAAACTACAATTACTGTTGCTCATAGAATGGTTGTCGGGGCGGACACTTTTACTATCAATGCAATCGATAACATCGCAGATGAAAACGGAGCGCATCACACCGTCATTCGATTTGGGCGGTAGTCATGGCACAAACCTATACATTCACCCTTGAAGGTGATGTTGAGTTGCAAGCCGTTCTACGCGCAGCCCAGTTAGAGGCTCCCAAAGCAGTTGCTATAGCAATTTATGAAGAGGCGAATGTAATTTTTGCTAAGTCCCAAGTTCTTGTCCCAGTTGATACAGGCGCCCTTCGTGGCTCAGGTGGCGTTAGCGCTATCCAAGGTTCAGGGCAAGGAATGTATGTGGACATCTTCTACGGTGGTCCAGCAGCGTCCTATGCGCTTTATGTCCATGAGATTATCGGCAACTACCATAAGCCACCGACACAGGCTAAATACCTTGAACAGCCATTCATGCAATCTCTTGCTGAAATCCAAAATAACATCTCGCGTAGAATAATCCACATTCTAAAAAGTAGGAGTGCATAATGGCAACAATTCTTGAATCGATAGGCGACTATCTCCAAAACACCGCGAGCGCATTTGGCGCTCATGCCAGCCAAGGCACCCTTGGAACATCCATCTTTTTAGGTACCTTGCCCGAGACTCCCGATGCGTGTGTTGCCGTTTATGAGAACTCAGGCAGTTCCCCAACCTTTACTATGGGGGCGGGTGGTATCCGCATTGATTACCCAATGCTTCAGATTATCTGCCGAGCAGGGCGCGAGGACTATCCAACGGCTAGAGACAAAGCCGACACGATTAGAATTTTGCTCGCGTCGGTGCTTGAACAAACCGTCTCAGGGGTGCATATTATGCGTATTGAACCTATGGGTTCGGTAAACCTACTAGGAGTAGACCCAAAGTATCGTCCGCTAATTTCGGTGAATTTCCGATGTCTAGTGCGAATGTAAACGAGGAGTTTCCTCCACAAGAGAGAGTGGTAGACCCGTATGGCAGAAACGCAACAACCGACGAGTTCCAGCGATGCTGGAAATGTGACCGTCTCTTATTCGAAAGCGCAACGCGCCCGTGGAGTATCCGCTGTCCCCGCTGTAAATCCAAAAATAAATCAGGATGATTTTGTATTAGCACTTGATGAATTAGTTGGTGTATGGAAAGTTCAAAACGGATGTTCGGTAGGAAGAATTACAAATGAGTTGCCCGAACCAGCACGAACTAAATTCAAGGAAGCATTGTTGAATGAAAAAATTAACTCGGCTCGCTTAGTTGAATTGTTAGCAACATTTAACATTGCGGTAGGCTCTGATGTTATGCGTAG